GGTGGAATGATCAGCCTTAGCAAGGCGTTTGCGCTCGCGGTCATAGGCCCGGCGGCGATCGGCTACCGGGTCCGTAATGGCGATTGACGCCTCCATGTCTGCGACTGCCGCCACGATCGCATCGTGGGGCATCCCGGCGGCTAGCATGTGGCGCAAAGCCTCCGCGATCACTCAGGCCCCTCCCCGATCGACACGACGACCTTTCCGCCCTTGAGCGGTTCGGCGCGGCGGATGGTGAAGGCGAAGCGGTAATCGTTGACCTGGAGTGCGTCGGCAATCCCGTCAAAACCGGCCTTGCTTGCGGCAAACATTCCGTCCAGATCGCGCTTGCGATTGTCGGGGG